TCTTGTTGATAAGGGCCATCCACTAACATTTGAATAAGTATAACCGCCAACTTTTTGAGCCGTTTGAGCAAGTATTTGTAAAACTTGGTCATCGGTTAATTCCCAATTCTTGTAGAACACAAAAGCGGCCGCTGCCGCAGTAATAGGACAAGAGAATGAAGTACCGTTTATTGAAGTATAGTCACCTGTACTATATCCCGCAGTACCCAATCTATCAGTAGTTCTAATACCAACGCCGGGCGCCGATATATCACAAATTTGACCGAAGTTAGAAAAACTTGCTCTAACATCTGATTGTGATGTAGCTCCAATTCCCCATACAGCACTGTATTGTGCGGGATATTGATTTGCGGTTCCTGAAAACCCATTTCCCGATGATGCAACCACAACCATACCTTTTCCACCTCTTGCGGTGGTTCTAGCCGCGTTAAAAGCCGCTTCAAGTGCCGCCGAATATGATGAACCACCATATGACATCGCAATTGCTACACAGGTCGGATTAGCCATTGCCGCATTTACACCATTAATCTGAATTACGTCCGAGGTTCCAAAACTTCCTCCCGCATAAACTTGTGACATAATATTCACCGGCATAACTTTAACTTTGTTGTTACCAACACTACTAACACCAATTCCATTGTTTGTTACCGCGGCAATTGTACCAGAACAAGTTGTTCCGTGTTTATCTTCAGCATTAACATAAGGAATAGATGTTGTACTATTAACGGCATTGAATGGACTATTAGTATTTCCTACTAAATCAGGAATGGTTAAATCTAATCCTCCATCAAACATCGCAACACTTACAAATGGATTATTGGCGGGTACTAAATCCCAAGCCTCATCAGCATCTATATCAGCATCTGAAGTTTGTCTTAAATGCCAACACTGATTAAATTCAGCATCATTTGGAATGTAATCCAATTGCATTTGTCTTACTTCGTCTTTGTAAAGATTTTGAACGAAACTTAAACTTTTGTTTCGATTAATAAATTCGTCTTGGGTTTCACCATTCGGAATTAGGACAACATACCATCCAAGTTGGTCGAACTCGACAACAACTTTTGTATCACCTTGGTTAAAGTGATTCTTCGCTTGTAGTTCCATTCCTTTTTTCGGAACCACAATAATTTGTCTGTCAATATTTTTGGATAAGTCGTATTGACTATATCCGAAAATAAATGAGAAAACAAACAGTAATGATAAGATTACTTTTTTCATTTTTTTAATTTTATTTTATTTGTTTATTAAACATCAATTAACCCTATATAAATTAGGGTCAGATGATTTCGGTTCTTCATTTTTGAAGAAATATTTTTCTTTTTTATTATTATACATAATTGTTTTAGTAAAAGAATCGGGAACTGTAGCCCCTGTTGGTAAGACTTTTGAATTTTTACTATAATTCATTCTTATTTCAACAGATACTTTATATTGTTTTGAGAGTTCTCTCTCACGAGATTCTAGTAATCTCCAAACCCCCCTATTTAATCTTTCGTGTTGTAGAACACAATTCAAGTAAGAAAATGTTTGTTTTAGATAATCTTGATTACAGTTGAAATCGGCGGCTGGAGCTAGATGGCCCTTATCATAGATATTATTTTCATAATCTTCATTTGTTGAAGTCGATATTCCCTTTACAGGATAAAAATCTAATCCTTTTCTAGATATTTTACCATCGTGGCAGAGGACGGTATATTCAACCCATTTAGGTTGCTGTAATTTTTCAGAATAAACAATATTAAAAATTGCGGTCTGAACATAGACCGAATCTCTTAACTGTGAAAAAACACTAATTTGTAAAAATAATAAAATCGAAAATAAAATAAACCTCATATAAAAAAACAATTCATATATAAATATCTTAATAAATATTCATATTCGGTTTCTATATAATTTTATGTCGAATAATTATATATTTTTGTCTAAAAAAAAAAGGAGGGTTATACCCTCCTTTAATCAAAAATCTCATATCAGATTAAAATAGTATCTGTAAATTAGCCGTTATAGGTCTATTAGCAACCGTTGAGTTTGGTACAATTGCCGTTTTATACATAGGATTTACCATAATTGTAAGTCTTGTATTCGCATCAGTTGTTTTAGAAAATTGTAATGTTCTTTTAATAACAACACCGACATTAGTGAAACCTGCCTTTTGTTGAAAATTAACTTGAGATTCTCCTGTTACGTATCCTACGAATAGGTCCGCATTATAATCCAAATGGTATGTCGCCTCAAAATATGCGGCACCTTTTTTGTAAGCTTCGTTTTGGTAGAACACATAAGTTGCCAAAAAGTCAATTCTACTTTTGGCATCACCTTTATATCTGACAGCAGCTTCTAAAAAGTGAGAAGTTGTTTTTTTATTATAATGGAAATAATTTGTATCACTCTGTAAAAAAGTGTTTTGAGTAAAGTAAATGTCCTGAACGCCTAAAGAAGTGTTATAGATATTGAACATTGCTTGATTCTTTACTGTGTTTCCATAACCATCTTTAAATTGATTATACACTACATTCGCCTCCGAAGTCAGTGTAAACCAATCTACAGGTTGATAATCCGCAATCATTTTTATTACGGGTTGCTTACCTACATCAACACCTCTCCAAAGATTAGATGTGGCAATACCAAATTCACTTGTAAATGGACTTTGTTTTTTAGCTGGTTTGTAGAATAAACCACCGGTTTTTGTCGTATCTACAGGAACTGAAGTTTGGGCCATTGTAAATAACGACATAATCATTAAGGTTAAAAATAAGATTTGTTTTTTCATTATTTGTTTTTTAAAATTTATTATAATAATGATAAATATAGTCTAATCCACACAATTTGTAAAATAAATTTGTTGTGTGACGTTTTTTACAATTTATCTATAAATAAAAAAGGGACGATTTCTCGTCCCTTTTTAATTATACTATAGATAAGATTATCTAAGTTCTTGTAAGTCAAATGTACGTACACCATCAACTGTGATACGTCCGTAGAAACGGTTATTAACCATTTTCTTCGCGTAACGTGTCATGATACCCTTGATAGGTGTAAAGTTGAATGGGTTGTACATAGTTGGAGTTAATTGAAGTGGTACATACGGTGCGTAAATGTAACCAGTGTCAAGTAACGATGTACCTTTGTGACCAATCAATACTTGGTTTGATGGGAAGTATGGGTCACGATATACTTGGTAACGACCAGCAAGTGTACCCACTCTCTCAATACCCATGTTGTATTGGTCTTGTTCAGGTGACGCATTTGAAACGTGGAAATATTCCAAGTCATCAAAGATAGCTGAAACTTCAGAAGAAACAACAATCCAGTTTGCTCCACCACGAAGTGTTGACTTGTGAATTTGAGCAGATAATTGGTTGATTGCAGTAATCAAAGTTTGGTTCCAGTCTTTTTGAGTGTAGGAAGTTGTATTAGCAACTCTTCTCCATCCGTTGTAATCCCAACGTAAATTCCAAGCAGCTCCTTTACGAAGGTCGCGAAGAATTTCACGGTCAATTTCTGCTGCAACTTGTTCTGATAACAATGCTGTCAATTCAGCCTCAGCGTCAATGTTGTGGAATGCCGCAACGTCTTGAGCAAGTTCTGGTGACCATTGTGCTCTCAACTTTCTTTCAGTTACAGAAACTGTTACTGATTCAAGGTCGAAAGAAACTTCACCAATCTTGTCTTCAAATTCTAATTCTTCGTAACGTCTCCAAGCACAACTAAATGAAGTTGTTGTAGCCGCTGAAGTGATTGTTGTTCCTGTGTAACCGTCCAAAGTATCACTACCACAAGTTGGACAAGTAGGACAAGAAAGGTCAACTTCTAAATAGATAATACCAGTTTGACTGCAGATATTATCATAAGTACCTCCACCATTTGACGGCCAAGTAGTTGGAGTTGAAGTTGAAGTTGGTCCTACAATACCTTGACCATATTTTTGAGTTACAACACGATATAAAAGTGGTCCTGTAGATACTGTACATGGACTTCCGGCAGCAACTGCTAAACCTGAACCTGTGTAAACAATCAAACTTGACAAGAATGATTCTGTGTCAATTTCATTACCATCAGGTGCGATAAGTTTACCAACGCCAGCATTTTGGAAACCAGAAAGTGCAATGATGACTTTTCTAACGTTTCCTGAAGTTCCTGTAAAAGTAGATAACGCACCATTTTGCCAAGAAACAACAGTTGCGGTAGATGTGATAGCCGACCAACGACCTTTTGAATAATCAAAAAGACCTGCTGGGTCAAGACCCGGTTCAGTACCTTCATAGAATAAATCGTAAAGGTTTTTAGCATAAGTACCATTATAACCTCCATTACCTGTAGTGTAACCTGAGTTAGGGTCACCAGGATAGTTACCAGGAGAACCTACAGGTGCGTAGTGTTGACCTGAATTAGCGTTAAATGGTCCTGTTGTAGTAGCAGCATCAGCTCCGTTATAACCTTGAATCTTTGGTACGAAGTAGAACAATTTACCAATTGGTAAGTTCATAGCTTGTACAGACACAATGTCATTAGCAAGTAACTTAGAGAATACACGTCTAACGATTGGGAATACAACAGTTTCAAAAGAACCTGAAGAACCGTCAGAAGTTGCTTCGTTAATCAAATGTGATGCTTGGTTTTCATATAACTGCGCAACATTTTCTTTTAGGTGGCCTTTAAGACCTTCAAGGAACCCTAATTTGTCCCATTTGTTAATAGTATCTTCCTTGATAACTTTAAGGTGCTTAAGACCAATGTTACCAACAAGACCTGATTCTAATAATGCTCCCATTTTTTTGGTTTTTTATTAAATTTTAAGTTTATTTTATTTTATTCATCAAATCTTTCATTCTCAGGAATTGAGGGTTTTCATATGTTTTTGACTCAATTAAGTTGATTGCTGAACCTGTCGACGGAGCCTTTTCGATTACTTGACCGATTGACTCATTCATTGGTTGAGCAGAACTTCCTGACAACTCATCTTTGATTGATTTGTACAAATTCTTCGATTCTTTCAATGTTTCAACAGAATCAAATCTTCTCAAGATGTTAATTTTCTCTTGTTTAGATGTTGAGTGTTCAGTAAATAAACGAGTTGCGTATGCCAAATTTGAATTAAACACGGCAACTTCATTTAATTTGTTTCTGAATACGTTCAACGCTTTTCTGTATTCTTCATTCTTTTCACGAAGAAGTTGTAACTCACTGCTATCCACACTTTCAAACTTCAAGTTTCTATTAGGTGTGATTCCTTTTCTTAAACCACGTCCTTCTTTAGAACCATTTCCGTATGTACGTGCGGCTTCTTTTGTTTCCGCCTTCTTAACGCCTTTTGGTTTAATTTTAAATTCGCCGTCAAGATTTTCGCCGTTCTTATCATAGGAGAAGCCTT